GGATTCGTTTCGGATTGTTTCAGAGGCTTTAAGAATGCCACCTTCGGTCTTCTCATCCACTTCCGGTAGCGCAATAAGGAGCTTGAACCCCTTTGGCTTAGGTAGTTGAGAAGGCTTTTTAGCAGCCTTTTCCGTTTCCGCTGCAGGCAGCGGGTTCACTAGTGCAATGGTTGTCATTTAGACCTCATTGTGTGCGCGGATTTCCGCGAGTGCTTGTAGATATCTACAAGATATCTACAAGATATCCACAGATTAGTACAGGTATTTACCTATTTTCAAGTTTTTCTTTCAGGTCAAGCAATTCACGCTCAGCGAGGGCCAATCCTTCGATGACCCCACAGAGTCGCTTGTACTCGGCAAAGTCGCTACAGGAGCCTGTGGCGACGTTATCGGCGTACTCATTCATGACCCGTCGGATGTTCTCTCTTAAATAGGCTAAAGCCTGGTCTTCATGCATCAGAGCCAAGGGTTACTCCCTGCGGTTTCTAGCCGCCTGAAAGCCAATGTCGACCCCCTTCTGAAGTTCTTGCGAGTCGATCTTTGCCTGCTCAATCTGGGCATCAATGGCGGTATCCAGAATACGTTGCTGGACCGCTTGCTGAGCCATTCTCTCTTGGGCATTGATTCGCTCGATCTCGATGGCATCCTTTGCCCTGGACTTCTGAGCGTCCAGCTGAAGTTTTGCCATATCCACTTGCATCTTGTTTTGCGCTTGCATAGCGCGGATCTGCAATTCCTTCTCTTTCTGTTGAACGATGGGATCTTGCATCGCAGCCATGTTTTTCTGAGCCTGCATTTCTGCCGTTTCCTTGTTGAGGACTTGAGTCGATGCGGCAGCAATCAAGCCGCTAATGCGCTTCTCGATATCCTTTGGCAGGATCTCCTCATCGGGCGGAAGCGGAATACCCATCTCTTGCTCAACCCTCTGCCTGTACTGAAAGGCGATGTGTTCGCGAATATGCGCATCCATCGCAGAAGAAATGGCAGGGAACATCGGGGTTTTCTCAAGCCCCATAAATGCAGGACTTTGCATAAAGGTCATATGCGCAGTAATGTGCGCGTCATGATCTTGGTAGCTAAACGCCTTAATCGGTTTAAGGTTAATGGCGTTCATGTTTTCCTGAACTGGATCAGCCGGAGTTTCACCATCATCAGGTTTAATAATCTCATCGACGTTCTTAACGCCCATGCTCTCAAGCATCTGGCGGTGGAGAACCTTCATGTCATAGATCTGCGGGGCAGATATCGATAACTGCAGCGCTGCTTGGCTCTGCATAATGCGTTGAGCCATGCTATTAGCATTAGGGTCACTGACCGGGATGACATCTACTCGATCATCAAAATCTTGCGATTTGACATCTTCCCCACCCGGGGTCTCATAGGGGTATACCGGTTCGTCGTAGTCGCGGATCACACCCGAGAGCAACTTGAGTTCTTGCCGAAGCGAGGCATGAAGTCTTGCTTGGATGGCACTCATCACTTTCATGGTGCGTTCCAAAATGGCAAGCGTCGTGCCGACTGGGGCTTCGGCGTTCATATCCGCTACCTTCATATCGGCCAAGGAAGCAAAGCGACGACCTTCCTCGACGATGTTATTCAGCAGCGTATAAAGCACTGCCGAGGGTTCCTTGTAAGGCAGGAACGTAATGTTGTCGCGGATGCTGCCTCCCGGGACATCGACATCGCGGAACTCACCTGGAGCAATTGGCGTGTCGTCGCCTTTAATGCGAAGACCTCTGGCTTTCAAGCCGCCCGGGAGATTTGATAGGGTTCCCGCATCGACCAACTGCCGAAGAATACTCGTTGCACTTTTTGCTAGTCCACCAATCAGATGGATCAAGCCGAAAGCATAGAAGCCCATTCCCGGGAGGTAGCGGTAATGAACAAAATGATCTCGCTTCTTTTTCTCTGGATCTTCTTCATTCCAGTTCTTGCGAATAGCGAGAACCTTGCGCGACCCTTTATCGACAGTCACGACATAGGGCAACGCGATACCCGTTGGCTCACCATCTTTCATGTCCTCGAACCCGGGCAGGTCGAGGTCAACCATCATTTCGATAAGGGTGTAACGGTTGTCGCTTTCATAACTTGCCGAGACTCCAGAGAGCTTATCTTCCTTTTCTCTGATCTGGCTGATGTCATCTTGCGGATCACCAAGATATACATCGCGATAGAACCCGCCTACTTGAAGCTTTCGGATATCGTTTTTCGCTTTACGCATCACATGCGAGACACGCTCTGCGGTTTCAAGATCGCTAACACCGTATGAGACTACGAGATCTTCAGCCGGGACAAACATTGAAACCGGACGCTTAAGCTGCGGGTCGTAATAGACTTTGCGGAAAGCACTGCCTGCCAAAGCCAGTGAGAACAACATCTTTTCGGTTTCAGATCGATACTCAGTCATCTTCTCGGTAAGAAGATAATTCATGTAATCCTGCACACGCAGAGCCTGTCGATCTTTATCCTGGGTCTGCTTGCCCACCACCACAACTCGAACTGGTCCCTGTGCGGGAAACATTTCAGTGATGGCTTGCGCTTGGAAGCGCACCACGGCTTCGGTTAAGAGAGGGTGGAATACTCCGCAGGCCCCCGGCCAGGGTTCAGTTCGATCTTCAATTTTAAGTCCCAGGAGATCAAGCCCTTTGATGTAGGTTTGCTCCCAGTCTTTTCTGGAGTTCTTGTCGGCTTCGTAGTATCCAACGAGTTCATTGGCAAGGCTTTCAAGTTCTGACTCATCGATGACTTCGGCAAGGTTTGCATAGTGATCCCCCGAGTCGGCATCCGACTCACCACCGCCCATATCAATCTCAACACTGCCATCTTCGTTGATGGTCATTGCCGGGGCTTCATCGCCCATGGCAATTACCTCGATCTCAAGCTCTGCGGCTTGAGCATCAGGGTCATCTGGAATGAGTGGAACCAGTGCCTTGTCGATGGCCATGAATTACCTTATTTGATTGGTCCGCCGACAATCCATGCATCGCATGTTCTATTGCCAGCGCACTTAAAATGAAAGAACTCGCAGTAACCAAGATTGGATGCTTCGATCACATCTTTGGCGTTGCTTTCATGCGGTTCGTCACCCGCCTCCATACCCTTCTCAATGCATTGAAGCATCTGCGGAGTCTGAATAAAAGCTGCGCAATTTCCGCATCGTGATTTCTTGGCCTCTGCAGGGGACACTGCCCACATATCTGCTTTAGCCTGCCAGAACTTGCGGCTTGGTTCATTCGGATTGAGTGGCCCATAGCCATATTCCTCAATGGCATGGTTTCTGTTCTTGAGGTTGACATTGACATCTTGCGTCGCTACAGGGCAGGCTTTGATGCCTTTCTTGTAAGACTTGCGGATCTCATTGGCAATGATCTCGCGCTTTGCTGATGCCATTAAATTAGCTTCCTATCTATTATTTACACGTACCCCGGGTCTTGCCTTTCTTGGCAATTCCGTCAGCGCGTCTTGAGGCAGATAACTTAACAGAGCCACCTTTACGGTAAGAAGACTTATCTTTTTCTTCCTTGGCTTTTTCGGCGCGTTCCCGTTCAGCACGCGCACGCCTTTCTGCTAATTGTTCAGTTTGAAGTCTATTGATCACGGCCTGTGCTAAGGCTCCTCCTCCGACAAGAACGCCCATTCCTGCTGCTTCGCCAAGAGCATCTTTATTGCGTTCATATTTTCTTTTTATTTTTTTAGCAATAGTAGAACGCCCAGCCATACCTAACATACCCGCTGCCCCCGTTCTAGCAGCCCCGCCGGGAATTAAAAATCTTTCTGGAGAAACGCTTTCCAAGCCTTCTTCGCGTTCACGATACTGCGGATTACGCTCCAAATACTCTTGCTGCCGTCTTCGTTCAAGCGCCGCAGGTCTACTTATACCGCCGCCTCTTGTACTTTTACCTTCATTGAATTTTCTAACTCTATTGGCTTTCATGTTACAACTCTCAATGAATTAGCTTCCTATCTATTATTTACACGTACCTCGAGTTTTGCCTTTCTTAGCAATTCCGTCAGCGCGTTTCGAGGCAGAGGACTTAACAGAACCGCCTTTGCGATATAGGTTTATAGGTGGAAAACGCGCAGCCTGCACCTCTTTATCACGCGGTTTAGCAGGAGGTTCTTTCATGGCAGGCACACGATTCTCTACAAAATCTCTAAACGCAAAGCTTCCTGGCCTCAAACCTTTTGATAAAGCATCTTCGATAATTTCTACGCTAGTCTTTCGCGACGGGACAGCTTTGTTTTGTCCTTGGTTTTTATCGCTAGCAGGCATGTTACAACCCTCAATAATAGTTTGAGCGACGCCTAGGTAACCTGGACACCGGCTCATCGGTTTCAATAGAAATAAACCCGCCCTGCCTAAATCTCAGTAGGGCTTGGGTACTCGAGTCCACCAAGTCATCATGCTCGGCGTTAGGGAACGCTGCAAACTCTTCAACCACTTCCTCTGCCCAACGGGTCGGTGGACACCAGACATTCCCGCTAGAGAAAAGATCACTGACCGCATTGACTCTTGCCACCTTGTCATTCCCCCTTGAGGGGGTGTACTCGGCTACAGGAATCCCCATTGCGCGAAGTTCATAAATCAGAGGCGCGCCAGCGGCTTTAGCTTCAACGATAAACGCATCGGGTCGGTACTGCTCATACATCTCGTAAGCCTTGCGCTTAAGCTCTGGGAACTCCATTCGCTCTTTGTATGCATCGAGCAGAATGATATGCGTTCCTAGCACCCCTGTTTCTGGCGTGGGGTGCTTAAAGACACCCCAGGTGGTACAGGCGGAGTAGTCCGAGGTTTGCTTCTTGGTGAAGGCAGTGTCCCAGGACTGAATAATAAAATCACACACAGGCGGGGATTCTTTGTCCCAGATTCGCCACCACTCACGCTTAACCAACGCCCCTTCTTCGGCAGTTGGATTTTGCTGGTACTGCGCTGACCACTTGGCAACGGGCAGTTCAGCTCTAATCGCTTCAAGCTCTTTTTGCGACCAGAACTCAGGCCACAGAGGATTGCCTGAAGGCAAGATGGCGGGAAGTTCAATGACCTCCCATTCATCAGTGCCGCCTCGCTCAATCGAGGACTTTAAAACCCTGCCGGTCAGATCTCGCTGATGCCAGCGGGTCATTACAACGATGATTGCCCCTCCTGGCTGCAAACGCTGCCGAGGACCGGAGGTGTACCATTCATAGGTCTTGTTGTAGACCGAAGGATCACCCAGGGCGGCTTCCTGTTCGGAATGCGGATCATCGATGATGAGCAGATCCGCACCTTTACCAGTTACCGCACCGCCTACACCGATGGCGAAATACTCCCCATTCTGGTTAGTACTCCACCGTCCTGCAGCTTTGGAATCTTGCTGCAAGGCGACATCTGGAAAGATCTTGCGGTAGTCCTCAGAGGCGACGAGGTTACGCACCTTGCGTCCAAACCCCACTGCCAACTCTGCGGTATGGCTACACTGAATGACCTTCTTGTTCGGGTAGTTCCCTAGGAACCACGCTGGAAGCATGTAGGAGGCAAACTCAGACTTGGTGTGACGAGGCGCAATGTTGATGATCATGCGCTTGCACTCACCCCGAGCCACTTTCTCGAAAGCCTTGGCCATGATCAGGTGATGCTCACCTTCGATGAAAGCCGGCCACAAGGTCTTCACGAACGGAATGAACTGCCTCTGAGAGGATTCTCGTTCCTTGGCTTTTTCCCATTCTTCCAGAAGGGTTAATAACTCGGCTTTCTCTTGAGCAGAGAAACCCCCCAGCATGGACTTCAAGGATTCAGGGGAAAACTTAATCAATCTGTTCTCTAGTAAGCCGCGCGCGTTCTACGTAAAACATAGGGTAGTAAGAACTAGCAAGGACCTACGTAACACTAGGTCCCGAGGGCTTTTCCAAAAAAAAGCCCGAGGGGAGTACCTAAGCCTAAAATAATCCTATCTAGGTAAGTACTTAAAGGGAGTTACCCCCGATTTTAACAATGTACCCCTACTTGACAAGAAAAACAAGGGGTATTTTGGGGGTGTAAAAAACTAGGATTTACATATAGTTATGAGAAAACAAAGTTATTTTTAAATGTTACAACGCGCTGTAACAAAATCGAGGTCGATGTATAGACGGGCAGTGTATTGACAAATCTAAGTTATCCACAGTTTATCCACAGGTAGTACTGCCCACGGAGCCAGGGGTTCCCTAGGGACTCCTAGAAAAAAAATAAGGGGAGAACTTGGCGAGAAAAACGGTGTGGTAAAAAAGAGACGGGGGTGGGGTCGAAAATAGGAAATCGG